AATTCTTCACCCTGTGTGGAACGATTACAGAGTTTCCAATATTCATCATATCTCCATCTCCCTTCTATATGACAAGTATAACACGAAAACGTTTTAAAAGCTTATAAATAGACTTTTATATAAAAAATAAGCATCTACCTGTCATGGAAATAGGTAAATGCTCTCAGTACGAATATGAAATATTCATTAGGTAAGTTACTCCTTATGCAATTTTTTGTAATTCAGATACTGCGTTTTGAATCGTTGTACCAGTTGCAGATTTAGATTCATCCTCTTTTGAAAAAACGATGAATAAGTTTAATTCTGTGTCTAGTGTTACACGATATTCTAATTGTTTGTTATTGAATGTCATATACATTCTCCTTTCTGATGTAGATTAAAAGGCGACTCGATAAGTCATAACGAAATTCCATTAATCAATATACCATTATTTTAAAATATTATCAAATAATTGAACTGGAAAAAGACTTCAAATCCTATATACACAACAAAATGACAAATAAAAAAAGCAGCAAGATCACTCTTGCCACTCAAATAAATCGCCTGATAACGATATTATAACAAGGAGCTGGCAAGATTGGAACTAAAAACAATGGATTTAAACGATATAAAAGAACTCGAAGGAAAGAATGCTCTAGTGATTATCAGCAATGGCCAGATGAAAGCAGCGGAATTGCCAAAGTTTGGAATTGTAGAAATTACTAGCCATGACGAAAAAGTCACTTTTGTAGAACAGAAAATTAAAAGCAAGTTTTAAAACTAAATATTATCTGACCAGACAACTGGAGGATATCTTGATGAACGTTTAATACGTTTGTTGAGGTGTCCTCTTTTTTTATTTTAAGGAGGAAATAAATTATGACTTGGAAGTATGCTGATGAACTAGAGCGAGAATATATAAATGATTTAGAGGGTGTTAAACAACGATTAGAGTTCTTAAAGAAAAAAGAAGCCTATTTATCGAAGTTAAAAAAAGAGTGCGAAGAACAAGGTAAATGGAAGAAAATACCGATAATTGTTGAAGAACGTGCAGATGCTAGAAAAAGAATAAAGATCTTAGGCGAAGTTATCTCTAGTTCTATGTACTCAATTGAGTGGTTACGTGATGCTAAAGAACCAGGAGCAAGACGTGAAATTAGTAATCGTTCAAGATACCAGCGTACTCAGTTATGGTCCAATATGGATTTAGTTGTAGTGAATAAGTTTAGATTTGATAGTGAGAATCTATCAGATGATGATTTAAAGAAGTTAGATGATTACATGAGTTGCTTAACTGATAGAGAAAAAGAAGCAATTAACTCAGTTGTGGCCAAAGGAAATAGTTATCAAGAAACTGCTGAATATATGGGAGTTTCAAGGTCAACGGTTCAATCTTATGTGAACAGAGGTATGGAGAAATTGAATAAATCTCTAATTGATGGTGCGCAAACGTCCCTTTTTTAGTATGATTGTATGGAAAAGGAGTGGTTGATTTGGAAATTAATACGTGGACCGTCTTAAGTTCGATTGGATTTGGTACTATTGCAGCTAGTTTTATTAATAATGGATTTAATATATTTTTAAGTAACAGAAAAACTCAAAGGGAGTTAGAATCTATTGCCAAAAATCAAGTGAACGAAGGTAAAAATAATAGAGCAAAATTATTAAGGGAAGTTTATCAAGTAATTGCAAAAGATGAGATAGATGCGAATAAAGAAATGCATGAAGATAACAAAAAAATAAAAGAAAGATTAAATGAAATTATCGAAACTCAAGGTGAGCAGAAAAACGAAAACGAAAGAATAGCAAATAGCATAGAATTAATAAAAACTCAACAAACTGATAAATGGGAGCAAAAAAAGATAGATGCTGATATTATTTCTAAATCAATAGTTGACTGGCTTGAATTAGCTCGCGAAATAGCATCAAGTATTAGTTCAAGTGCATCAGAAACTAATGCTGCTTATATTCTTTACAGAGGATATTCAGCGCAAGGTTTATTGTATGGAGGATTAGGAAAAGAAGAAGAAGCGGATATTATGCTTGATTATATGAACAACGAGGTGCTTAAAGCTACACAATCATTAAATGTATTCTTTAAAAGTAAATACAAATTTAAATTATTATTTGGTAAAAATAAAGAAAATGATAATTTGCTAAATTATGTTGAAAAAATCGAAATATTTCTGAGTGAATATGCACAATCTCAAATGAATGATGACACTTTAGAATTTATTGAAAAAAGCGAAAAAAAAGATGATGAGTTTGAAAAGATAATGGATGATTTCATTGAAGAATGCAGAATTTATTTTAAAGCAGAATGGGTTAAAGCTAAAAAAGGAACATTTAACAGTAAGTTAACATCCGATCAACGACCGTTTAAATAATATTGCCATACAACCACCACCAATAGTTGAGGGGTGGTTCCCTCATCCTCCCAAGAAAATAGATTTATCAGAAATAGCGTACGGCGGTCGAGGGTTAGTTTAATTCAAACATCCGTCTGATAAACGGAAGATGACGTGAAAATCGTTACCTAGGACTATCGCGCTATTCGACACATAACTTGTCAAAGGGTTATGTGTCTTTTTTGTATTGAAAAGAAAGAAGGTGGTAGCATTGTCGGAAATCAAAGAACCAACTAAAGCAACGAAAAAGAAGTACGATGTGTTTGTATTGAGCTATTTGAATACTTTCAATGCTACTAAGGCAGCTATTGATGCAGGTTATTCTCCTAAATCAGCTCGACAACAGGGTTCGACCTTACTGTCACATCCGTACATCAAACAAAAAATTGTTGAAGAAATGAAGAATCTACGTAAACGCATGGAAGACGAGGGTTTGCGTAGTTTTGTTAGTCTTTTGAACATTGCGATTGAAACCGATACTAAAATTCAACGACACGATGAGGTTGTTGATGAAGTCGAGGTTCTCCAAGAAGAAATTTGGGAGCTACAAGATGAACTAACCTTGTTAAATCGTGATATTAGTGTTTTGAATGAGAAAAACAAAGACATTGACGGTCGAAAAACTGAAAACAAAGAGCTAAAACAAGAGTTGAATCAACAATTAAACGGGTTGAGCGATGAAGCTTTTGAACTTACTAACAATATTCATAAGTTAGCTCGAAGAAAAGACCATCTTTATAGAGATTATCTTCCGTCTAAAGATTGGGAGAAACTACAATCACTTAAAAAGAGCATCTACCAAGATATTCTTGATCGTGGAGGTTTTAAAGCTCTAGATAAAGTAGAACATTCTGGAAGTATTGGAGTATCTAATCCTTTTACTGGCTTAACAGAAGACGAATTGAGGCGATTAGCCAATGGCAACGACTCAACTTGATATGGATAAAATTAAAGAGGAAGCGAAAAAGGAGTTAGCAAGACGTAATTTTGCTGACTTCTTTTCTTATTCTCACGGTGGTATCTATGCACCGTTAAGACACCAAACGTATATAGCACCTTATTTGCAACGTATTGCAGATGGTGAAAGATTATTTTTAATCGTGGAATTGCCACCACAGCATGGGAAATCAACTTTTATTACTGAGACATTCCCAGCATACTATCTGATGAAGAATCCAGAAAAGTTAGCAATGGTTGTTTCATATTCAGAAGAACTTTACAAAAAGTTTGGTCGTAAAAACCGTGAGAAATTCAGAACTTACAGTGAATCATTATTCGATTTAAAAATCAGTTCTGATACGGCTAGTGTTTCGGAATGGGGAATTGATGGTCATCTAGGGCAGTTGTACAGTACATCAATCCTTGGTGGTGCTACTGGTCGTGGTTCTTCACTTCTGATTATTGATGATCCAATCAAAAATAGGGCTGAGGCGAATAGTAAAACGATTAGGGATAAGATATACGCTGAGTGGCAAGATACGTTTTACTCTCGTTTATCTGCTACGGGTTCAGTCATTATCATTATGACTAGGTGGCATGAGGACGATTTAGCAGGTCGATTGCTTAAAGAAGGTAATCTTCCGTGGGTTGAAATAAAGATACCTGCTATTGCTGAAGAGGGAGACTTATTAGGTCGTGAAATCGGTGAGTCGTTGGCTCCTGAAATCGGTAAAGATGAAGAATGGGCTAAACAAACAAAGGCTGTTTCTGGTTCTCGTGGTTGGGCTTCTCTTTATCAGCAGAGGCCGACTCCTGCAGGAGGAGATATTTTTAGACGTTCATGGGCTAAGTTTTACGTTCCAACAATTGAAATGAGAACTAAGCTAGGTTTAAGTGATGATGTTGTGATTTTACCAGATGACCTAGACAGACAAGTCCAGTCTTGGGATTGTACCTTTAAAAACAAAGAAACATCAGATTATGTCGCTGGTCATGTTTGGGGGCAGAAAGCAGCTGATTATTACTTATTAGATAGACATCATGAACGTATGGGAATAGTTGAAACAATGAAAGCTATTCAGTCTATGACAACAAGATGGCCTAACGCTCATGCTAAATATGTTGAGGATAAAGCCAATGGTTCAGCAGTTATTGAAATGTTGCAAAAGAAAATAGCTGGAATGGTTCCAGTTAATCCAGATGGTGGTAAAGAAGTAAGAGCTTATGCTGTTTCTCCTTTTTGGGAAGCAGGTAACGTTTATTTGCCACATCCGTTATGGAAACAGTGGTCTGATGAGATATTAGATGAACTAGAATCATTTCCAAATGGTGCTCATGATGACGACGTGGATGCTATGACACAAGCGTTAGTTAAAATGAGTAAACCTTTTGAAGTTAAAGACTTTAAACCTAGAATGCCAAAAATAAGAGGAAGGAGGTCGAAAGATTGAACTTTTATCAACGATACAAACGAAAAAGAGCGATAAATAAATCTAAAAAGTATTTAAGAAGTGTTCAAACAGCAGTTCATAAGAACGCTAAGAGGGCAAGAATGCAAGGTGGTAGAGAAACAACACCACTTTATAAACGTTGGTTACTCAATGAGGACATGCCTTTAAGACGAGCACCTCACAGAGAAAAACATATTCTTGAGACCTTGAAGTATTTACGTGATATCAATCCGGATGCGTCTATGGCAGTCTGGAATTTCTTGCGTTTAGCTAATCAAGGTCATACTGTTGAGGTCTTTGACCAAAATGGAGACAATGATGAAGCGGCGCAAGAGTATATCAATTCTGATTTAGCTCAACGAGTAGGAAAGTTATATAGTGGCGGCACTGATCAATTGATTAATGTTCTTAATTTGACTGGTTACACTGAGGGAGCTGTTGCTTTAGAGGTTGAATTAAACGAGTCACTTGATGATGTAGTAGATTTTCATGTGATTTCACCGTCACGACTGGACTTCATTATGGATAAAGAAACAGAGGAACTAGTTTTAGTTGAAAGAAAAATCGATGGAACATTTACCAGGTTAAACATGGAGCAAGT